CTGTTATCAGGGAACATCGTTGAATTTACTCAAGCAGTAGATATTGACAGTATGGTCGGACATGAAGGCTACGAACGAGTAGTTGAAGCTGGTGAACAGGTGGAGCAAGTAGAGCTGAAGCCTCTTCCTTTGATGGCTCCTACACCTAGTAAACCACGTGGACGACCAGCTAAAGTTAAACAGTAAGGAACAAAATGGCTATTTATCGTGGTTCAGGCGGTAGCGTAGAAGGGATTACAGAATCTAATACTGTAGTTATTGCTATTGCTCAAGGTGGTACAGGAGCTAGAACAGTCGCTGATGCTCGTACTAATCTAGGTCTTGGTACTGCCGCTACGACTGCTGCTTCTGCTTACGCTACTGCTGCTCAAGGGGCTTTAGCTGACACTGCTGTTCAACCTGAAGACATTGGTACAGCAGCCTCTCAAGATGCTGGCTCTTTTGCTACAGCTACTCAAGGTGTACGTGCTGATTCGGCTCTTCAAGCTGACGATATTGGCGTATCAATTCAAGCGTATGATGCTCAATTAACTGATGTTGCTGGTTTAACTGCTACAGACAACGGTGTCATTATCGGTAACGGTACTAACTTTGTTGTTGAGTCCGGCTCTACTCTTCGTTCTTCTCTCGGTCTAGCTATCGGTACTGATGTACTTGCTCCTAATGGCAGCGCAGCTAGTCTCACAAGCTTCCCCACATTAAATCAAAACACTACAGGCACTGCTGCTAACGTATCAGGCGTTGTAGCCATTGCTAACGGCGGTACGGGTCAGACTACAGCAGCTACAGCTAGGGCTGCTTTATTGCCTACTTACGCTACCAATGCTGGTAAGGTATTGGCTGTTAAAGCTGATGCTTCCGATGTTGAATATATTACCGTAGGGGGTTCAGGCACAGTAACATCAGTTGATATGTCTGTTCCTACTGGTTTATCTGTCTCAGGTAATCCTGTAACTACCGCTGGAACCCTTGCAGTTACTTATTCTGCTGGTTATGCTATCCCAACTACAGCTAAACAAACTGAATGGGATACTGCTTATACAGATCGTAACAAATGGGATGGTGGCGCTACAGGACTTACAGCTGCTACAGGCCGTACAAGTCTCGGTCTAGGTACAGCAGCTACTACAGCGGCTACAGACTACGCTACTGCTGCACAAGGTACAAATGCAGATACAGCTTACGGTTGGAATAATCATGCTTCTGCGGGTTACGCTGCTGATAGTGCTGTAGTTAAGCTTACAGGAGATCAAACAGTAGCTGGTGTTAAGACTTTCAGCTCAGCTCCTGTGATGAGTTCAGGTGCTAAATTAAGCGCAAGCGGTTGGTCGGTTGTTGAGACATCTACTGTTTTATATTTTGCTTATAACGGTGTAAATAAGGCAAAACTAGATAGCTCAGGTAACCTTACAGTTGTCGGTAACGTAACAGCTTACGGAACAGTCTAACCATGACATTACCAACTTCAGGTGCTTTATCTCTAAGTGCTGTTAATACAGAATTAGGATTGTCATCTACTGCTTTGATTAGCTTAAACGATGCTGCTGTTCGCTCATTGTTTCAAGACTCAAGCGGTGAAATCAGTATGAGTCAAGGTTATAGCAAGTCTAAAACTTTAGCAATTAACTACCTTGTTGTCGCAGGTGGTGCAGGCGGCGGCGCTGGTACAAAAACCACAGGACGGGCTGGCGGTGGTGGTGGCGCAGGTGCGTTGGTACAAAGCACTTCTACATTGACGCAACTTACTGCTTATACAATTACAGTGGGAGGAGGCGGCGCTGGTGGGACTACAGCTAACGCTAACGGAACAAACGGTAATGCTTCATCGTTAGATAGCATCTCTTCTCGCACAGGAGGCGGGGCTGGTGGTGGTTATGGTAATGGAGGTGTAAACGGAGGCAACGGTGGCGGTTCCGGCTATACGTCTGCTGGCGGTACAGGTACTCAAGGTTATAACGGTGGTACTGGCGGCTCTGGTGGTGGTTACCAAGGCGGTGGCGGCGGCGCAGGTGGTGCTGGTGGAAACAGAGCTGCATCTGGAGCTGCTGGCGCTGGTGTATCTGTGTTAGGTACAACATACTCTCAGGGTGGCGCTGGCGGCACAAGTGCTGTGAATAGTAACGGTGCAACAGCAGGGGCAAATACAGGTTATGGTGGTGGCGGCGCAAACGGAAACGGTAACGGAGGCACTGGTGGCTCAGGTATTGTTATTATTTGGTACGCTGGTTCTTCCTCACGTGTGGCCTCTTATACAGGATCTTCTTCTACCTCAATCAGCGGCGGCTATGTGTATCATTATCTGACTAGCTCAGGCACACTAACACTGAACTAAGGATAAATATGTCTCATTTTGCAAGAGTAGAGAATGGACTTGTTACGCAGGTTATAGTGGCAGAGCAAGACTTTATTGATTCTGGCGCTGTAGGTAGCCCCTCTTTATGGGTACAGACCTCTTATAATACACAGGGCGGTGTTCATCCTGAAGGTCGTCCTTTGCGTAAAAATTATGCAGGTATTGGTTACGCTTATGACAGCGAACTTGATGCTTTTATTCCTCCAAAGCCTTTTACAAGTTGGTCTTTAAACACCACTACTTGTTTATGGGAATCCCCTGTTCCTTATCCTACCGATGGTAATGATTACAGCTGGAGCGAAGACATGAATAACTGGATTATTTTTAATTGATAAAGAGAAAGCATGTCAACAGAACATTTAACAACGGAGACAGGAGTAGCTCTGGTAACAAAGGCAGCGCCTCCAGTGACAGTGAGTTTAGCTACTGTGGCTGGTTATCAAGTATCTGAGTTGGTCTTATGGGCTACTTTGATATACACGGCTTTGATGATTGGACATAAAGTATTCCAAATCTACAAAGATATAGCAAAAACTATTGACAAATCTGAATAAATACTGTAGGATACGCACAATCATGGCAACTAAGAAACAAACAGCTAAAGTAGGTAAAGTTATGGGTGAGTACAAAGAAGGTACTCTCCATAGCGGTAAAGGCGGTCCTGTGGTTAAGGATCGTAAACAGGCTATCGCTATTGCCATGTCTGAGGCTAAAATGCCCCAACGTGGTGCACGTACAGCTAAGAACAAGGCTAAGAAAGTCAAATGAGCCGTTCCATCTCAGTAGGGTTAAACCTTACTGCCGCCACTCTAACCACTGTCTACACGGTTCCCACTGGCTATTACGCTAAGTGGAACTTGATGTACTTGTTCAATAATTCAGGTTCTACTAAGAGTATTACAGCTTATTGGACAGACCATAGTGCCTCAGCTGACATCTACGTACAGAACGGTACTATTGCAGCAGGTAGCTACGTGCGTATGGACGGTGGGGCTTATGTCGTCCTAGAAGAGGGTGATACGGTTAAGATGACTAGCGAAGCAGGTAGCACATTTAGCACTATCTGCACCTTTGAGTTATTCAAGAAAGAGGGCATCTAAGGATGGCTACCTATTTAGAAACAGTAAATAACGTACTCCGTAGGTTGCGAGAGCCTACGGTGTCCAGCGTCAATGAGTCTAACTACTCAGCTATGATTGGTGTCTTCGTTAATGACGCTAAGCGTGAAGTAGAGGATGCTCATGATTGGAACGTCCTATCTGACACCCTGACAGCTAATACCTCAGCTGGTATCTTCAACTATGTGTTGGTAGGCTCAGGTAATCGTTTCCGTGTCATTGATGTCTTGAATGACTCCAATGATACTGAGATTCGTTACGCTCCTACTAAGTGGATGAATAAGCAGTTCTTGTTGTCTCAATCTCAATCAGCTGCTCCTTTGTTCTATAACTTTAACGGTGTAGATAGTAACTACGACACACAGGTAGATATTTACCCTATTCCTGATACCGTATACGCTCTCCGTTTCAACTTGATTATCCCTCAGGCTGATCTGACTTCAGACGGTACTCGTATCTTAGTTCCTCCACACCTTGTTTCTATGTTGGCTTACGCTAAAGCTATTGCTGAACGTGGTGAAGACGGTGGTAACTTGTCCTCTGAAGCTTACGCTTTGTACAAGATGTCTCTAGCTAACGAGATCGCTATTGAGCGTAATCGTTACGAAGAAGAGATGAACTGGGTTGCTCCGTAATGGCTGAGCAGCTTGTAGCCTCCTCTATTGCAGCTCCCGGCTTTATGGGAGTTAACACTCAGGATAGCTCTGTTACCCTTGAGTCAGGCTTTGCTACGCAGGCTCTTAACTGTGTCATCGATAAGTTTGGTCGTATTGGTGCTCGTAAGGGTTGGACAGCCAAGCACACTACTAACTCTGACCTAAGCACAGCCAATGTAAAAGCTATCGGTGAGTTGATTGGTAATGACGGCACTGCATACACCATCTTCACTGGCAATAATAAGGTATTTAAGCTTGTAGGCTCTACAGTCACTACTTTGTCTTACGGTGGTGGTGGTACAGCTCCTACGATTACAGACAGTAACTGGCAGATGGCTGCTTTGAATAATGTCTTGTTCTTGTATCAAGCCGGTCACGATCCTCTAATCTTCGACCCTGCTGTATCTACTACTGCCTTTCGTCGAGTCTCTGAGAAGACAGGCTACTTAGGTACTGTATCTAGCAATAACTGTGCCATTGCAGCCTATGGTCGTATTTGGTCAGCTAATAACACTACAACTAAGAGCACCATTCAGTTCTCTGATTTGCTTGCTGGTCATGTATTGACTACCGGTACAGCAGGTACTTTGGATGTCTCTCAGGTGTGGCCTAACGGCTCAGATGAGA